ATCTACATAGTTTTGAGCCAACGTGTGTTTTCTTGGAGCAGCATCTATACCACTCGCACTTGAAATTGCCATAATTTTTAAATTTTAATTTGTTATTTTTTGTTTTTAATTTTAAACTTAAAATCAGAAGAATTATCACCTACCACTTTAAACTTCATGCCACCTGCTTCAATTTTCCCATGAGCTTGTCTTGGATTCATATCTACATTCTTGGCTTTAGCAACACTATTTTTCATAGCGTCCGCTTTTCCTTGTTCATAAAAGTGTTTTGCAACAGCATCCGCATTCATTGCTGTGTATAGAGATTTATGATAACCCTTAGCATCTGTTAAAGCAGAATTTTTATCCAAAAACTTTTTGGTGAAATTGCTTATATCGCTCTGAGTGTTTTTAACCTCTTCAGCATTGTTTACATTAAACCTGTATTTTTTATCACCGACGTTATATTCAAAACCTTTGAACTTGTCGTTGAAAACATTATTTGTTTTCTGTGTAAAAATGTCAGAGTTCTTTTTAACTGTTTTTTGAGTTGCTTCTGACTCCTTGTTGTATCTATTAAAGAAATCAACTGCTTTCTGCTGCTCATTAGTAAGCTTGCTTCCAGCTTTAATGTCTTCATAGTATTTGGACTTTTGCCCGTCCAGATGGGCTCTAGCGTTGGCAACTTGCTCTTTTAACGCTAATTTTTTTCTTCGTATATCTCTATCTTCGTCTATTTCTTCATCGTAAGAGAACGAATCTTCCATAAGGAAGTTAATTTCTTCGTTGTTTAAATGAGGTTTTGTTTGCTTGTAGTATTCGTATAATAGATTTTGATCATCTAGTTTTGAATAGTCTTGATTAAGCTTTACATAGTCATTTAAATCTCCTCCAGTTTCCTCCATAAAGTCCATTAACTTTTGGATATTCTCTGGTAATGGTTTACCGGTTTCTAAGTTTTCTTTAATAGCTTCTTCTGCTTCAGTAGCCATTTCTTCAACTTGCTCTTCAACTTCTTCTTCAGTAATTTCTTCTAATACTGGAGTTTCTTGTGTTTCAGCTTCCGGTTGTACTTCTTCTTGTTCTTGTGTGGGCTCGGTGTTTTCAGACTCTGCAACCACTCCGCTGTCGTCAGCGTTATTTTCTTTAGTTTCATTTTCTTCTTCTTTTGGTGTTGGTGGTTTGTTTAAATCTACTTTTATAACACTATCGTCGCCAGCAGATTCAAATTTACTTTCATCAACTTTTACCACGTTTTCATCACCTGGATCTTGTTGGTTGTTCTGTGTAGTCTCTTCGACTACGTTTTCATTTTTTTCTTCCATAATATAATATAATAATAATTAATAAATTTTACTTAGGACCAAACTGTCCTAAATCAAATCCCCCTTCTAGTATATCATTACCTGAGGATTCGAAGTTTTTAGGTGGTTTACCACTTTTTCTTTGCTCAATCATTTCGCTTTGTTGAGATGCTTGAATTTTAGTTCTTTGATCTTTTCTATCTTCTTTTTGTTTTTCTTTTTCACTTATACCGCTAACCTCCATACCTTTGAGCTTCATATTGTAATCAAACTCTAAAGCCATTAATTCTTTTTTAAGAGTTGCTTCTTGAGTCATTTTTTGAGACTCTAACTGGGCTTTTAATTGTTCTAGTTGACTTTTGCTTTGATCTAAAGCTTGGTTTTTTTGTATTTCTGCTTGAGCAGACGCTTGAGCGGCGGCGGTGTTAGATCTTGTTTGTGCTTCAATATTTTCTTTTTGCAACCGTCTGTCGTTATCTTGTTTTTTCTGCCTACGTAACTTAAGAAGTTGATTTGCTAGTTTTAAGTTTTTAATATTTCTAACATCAATAGCATCTTCAAGTTCTATGCTTTGTTGTTGTAAAGCCATTTGAATATTATTTTCAAGCAATTGTTTTTCTTCTTCATCTGGTTGTAAATCTAAAAAAATACCAAAATCATATAAATGCATATTTTTTATTTCTTCTAAAGTAGCCATATTTTTACCACCAATAGATTCTATAAAAGCTTCTTTGGCTGGAGAATATTCTATTATATCTGATATTCTAAGAGACAAGCACTCTGCGGTTTCAGCTGTTAAATATAAACCAGCTTGTAATATGTGTCTAGTGGCTGTGTTACTATTTGCTGCTGCCATTTTTTGTACACCTACTAAAGCGTTTTTATCTGGCATACTACCATCTCTAGCCTCGTTAAGACCAGTTACATCTCTTATCATTTGTAAGTAATAATTGTAATTACCAATAAGAGCTTGCATTTTACTACCACCAGATCCCGATGTTATTTCTTGAATAGGTACTTTACCAGGGTTCATATCGCCTTCAGAAGTAAAACTTCGTCCAATAACAGAACCTGTTTGAAAAAACATGTTTAACGCTTCTTGTGGATTATAGTTTGTTCCATTACCTAAATCTATTTCCGCTAAACCATCTGCATCTAAATAAACTCCATCTGGAACCATTCTTGATAACACTTGTTGTAGTTTTAAATGCGTTAACTGTATCATATCTGCAAAACCGGTAACACGTTTTACTAGTGAATCTATTTTACCATTATACATTCTAGGCGCTACAATAGAGTAGTTCATTTTTACTTTAGTATAGTTACTTTTTGGACGCATCATGTTTTTAGACATTTCCCACTTCAGCAACTTATCAGTACCTAAAACTATAGCCCCATCATACAAGCACTCTATAGATTTTAATAGTTTTGAATAACCACCTTCTTTATTTTTAGGTGGATTAAATTTATCATTTTTAGATATAATTTTTTCAGCACCAGTGCCAGTTTCTTTTATTTTGTAAACTTCATTCATATAAGTTCTATAATTAAAATATAAAACTTGAATAGTATTGTTATCTTCTTTATCTACAGAGTACCTTGTGTTGTAGTTGTTTCTATTATAAGACTTGTTTTTTATTATGTCTTCAAGATCACTCTCTGTTAAATCAGGAAACTGTTTAGCTAATTCGTTTACTGGAATAGATTTAACTTCTCCAACATAATATATATCTTCAAAATAAGGTGAATCTGTATAAGAATATACTAAATTAGCAGGATCAACATAATCTATAACTACACCTTCCGAGGTGTTAAAAGAAGTTTTAACAGCTCCAATACCTATTACTGCTAAATCTTGATAAAATCTTTTCTTTGTTAACTCATAATTATTTCCTTCAAATAAAACGTTTAAAGCTTGTTCTTGCGCTATTTCTATAGATTGCTTATAGTTTAACTGCATATGAAGCTCCGCCTCTTCTGGAGTATCAGGTAAATCAGGAATATTACTTTTTTTTGTGTCCATACCAAAAGAAGCTGTTAACGCGTTAAATCTCGCCATTTTTATATCAGACAACATACTTTGTGCATGTTCAGTTCTTTGTTTTAAACCGTACGGATCTTGCGAGTAAGCAATTAAATCATAAGTACGTTCAGATATACCATTTACTACTATATCTACAAACTTAGATATAATTGGAATTGGTTTCCAATCTAAATTTAAATAGGACAAATCACCATTGATAGACAATTCATCCTTGTATTTTTGAATAGACTGCTCGCCTCTAGCGTACAATCTTAAATTATGAAAATTATTATAATTAGATCTATATCTATTTAAACTTCTATCATTATTAAACCATTCTGTTTCAATTGCTTTAGCAACTTTCAAACCATATTCATAACTCAACTTTTCAGTATCACTAACTGTTTGACTAGGAAAATAACTTTTAATGCCAGACTCTGCCATATTTATTATTTGATTATTTGTGAATTAGTTCCAGTATTAGTATACTTAGAAACGTTTATATTTAGTTTTGGTTTTTCAACCTTCGCGTTAGGTCTATATAAATGTCTATTGTTAGCCATAATAGCTAAACCAGAGCTTATAGACGCATCGTATTTTGTTCTTTTGTTTATATCAAACTTGCTCCAATCATTTAATAAAGCATTAAAATATAAATCCCCATGTGTTCCATCTTGCTTTATTCCAACGTGGTCTTGTATATACATTTCAATTGCAGCAGCGTGAGCTTGTTTAATATCTTCACTTGAGTTGGGTATTCCACCAACTTCTTTTTCAGCAACAGATAATTTGTTCCATAATTTATCTGGCCTATTCATACTAAACCCTCTATATCCTCTACGTCTTAAATAATACAAAAGACGAGGTTTGTTATTTTCTGCAAGTATTGGCATACCGTAAAAAACCAACGCCATTAAAACATCTTCAAAAAATATTTCAGCTGTAGGTGGTCTTGATAAGTATTCTAAAAAAAAGCTATTTGCAGGAGCGTCCTCCATACTAAACCTGGTTAAGCCGTGTAATGCTCCTTTAGAACCTTCTCCATCTACAGTTCCTGATATATCATAAGAGTCACAACCAAATGCTCC